AGGGGCTCGGCGATCTGCAGGCCCGCCTGCAGGCCGACCTGCATGGCGCGGCGCACGTATTTCTCCCAGATCAGGTTGCGGGCGCTGACGTTGATGCAGAGCAGTTGGCGCAGGTACTCGTCCGGGGCGAGCTGGGCGCGCATGTCGAGCATGAACTGTTCGTTGAGGATGCCCATCTCCATGCCCAGATAGGCGTCGATGGTGGGCAGCACGCGGTACTTGTCCGACGCGATGAGATCGGTCAGGGTGTCGGCGCCCTTGAATACGCCGGTGATGCGGATCTGCGGCTCGTTGCGCGAGTGCTTGCTGGCGCCCAGGCGGCGGGAGGCGCCCATCATGAGCAGGAAGCGCGAGAACAGCCGGTCCCGCGGCATGTCGTCCACCTCCTCGAGGCTGGCCGCCGTGAGATCGCCACCGTCCACCTGCGCCATGATGCCGTAGGCCTGGGCCCGGGAGCGGTTGGCAAACTCGTAGTAGGTGTCGGCCATCTGCGTGCGCCCGCTCTTGTGCGCCAGCCAGGCGGTCAGTATCGGGCTGCGGCGGATGGCGTCCAGGTGATAGCCGAGATTGACCAGGCTCTGAGCCTCGCGGGGGGCGACGATGCCGAGTTCCTGGTCCGATTGCGTGGCGTTTTCCTCGAGCTGGTGCAGCTCCTTGCAGGCGGTCTTGCCGGTGCGCCGGCTGGAGAAGTCGATGGTGTTGCGGTTCGCATCCATCTCCACCATCTTGAGCACCTGCATGGCGTCCAGCTCCACGTTGTGGACGTGCTTGTGCCAGAGCGCATGGTCGCCGGCGTAGCGCTTCACCTCGCGCTCGGCGACGTTCTGCGCGCGCAGCCGCGCGGCCTTGTTGAGCCGCTCAGGCATCCTGCAGATGCTCCCAGCGTCTGTTGTAGCTGCACTGGATCCGCTTCTGGTCGTCGTCGATCCGGCGGCCGTTGTGGATGGTCATAAAGTGTTCGCAGCTCGGGCCCGACTCCGTCAGCTGGTACTCAAACCCGGCATAGGCTTGGCGGGTATCGTGGGGTATCGCACGAAACCGATAGCACCCCATGCGCAGCGGACAGGCATCGTTCAGGCACATGGCGATATCAGGCATCGGGCGCCCCTCCCGCCTCGCCGTGCTCGATCAGGATCGGGTCGCTCGCCAGGCGCCGCTGGCCGCGTTCGATCAGGCCCTTGACGTGCTCCAGCGCCTTGGCCTGGCGCTCCTGATATTCCAGCAGCGTCTCCTGCTGCTCGCCCTGCCGATCCAGGAAGCCCTCCATCGCCGCCTGATCGTCTTTCGCCTTCGGGGTCATCTCGAGGTCGGCCAGCGTCATGGCGTTCTTGCTGATGAACTCCATCAGGGGCTTCAGCAGCGGGTGCGCCTTGATCTCGTGGATCTGGCGCTCGTTGCCGTCGTCGTCGATCCATCGCGCCAGGTGGAAGCCTCCCTCCTTGTCGTGGTACCAGACCACCTCCTGAATGCGCGGCCCACCGTCCTGGGCGATCGCCAGGATCATGTCGTCGATCAGCCCCTGGAGCGCCGCCTGGGTGTCGCTGCGGTTCAGCGTCAAGAGGTGCGGATCCTGTGTCTCGAACGCGATCTGGTGGCGCAGCATCAGCTCGTGGCGCTTGAGACAGGCCCGCGGCGGCGCCAGACAGGCTTGGGAGGCCGCGTGCTCGCACCCGTCGCAGCGGGCGTATTTGCCCGGCTTGGCGGGGAAATAGGTCGCGGTGCGCGCATAAAGTCCGTGCTTCATGGCGTTGAACCGCGACAGCCGGGACTCTTCCGGCGTGGGATGTCCGTCCAGGTTCGCCGTGACCGCGGCGATACCGTCCGCCGTCTTCGGTCCCGTTGAACACGCATGCGCCTTGAGCAGGGCGCGCTCCCACGCCGCCTGCTCGGCAGGCGCTCCGCATTGCGGGCACGCCGTCTCATAACAAAACGGGTGATGATCCAGCTCCGGGGCCTCTTGGACCTGAGCCGGCTCGGATTCAAACCGGTGACCGCAATCCCTGCAATGGAAATGGACTGTCCTGAGCTGATTAGGCGTTCGCTTTCCCAAAACCTCGTCCACGCTTGCGGAACCGATCCGGCAGGGCTACTATCAGGACCCGGGTTCCCAGCAAGTCAGGCTCGGGGAGCCACCTCAATCTGCTGGGAACCGCCAGCGGCTTCTGATTTGTCACCAGAACCTCGGGGTGATATTCGATGCGTACCGCATCATCCTCCACCCAGATAGCCCGAATAAACGAAGAGAAAAACCCGCGCAGCTTTCTGGGCTCCTCGCTTGTTTCAATAATATAGCGCAGAGCGTCCGCTAATTCAGCAACGGGGACATCCGAGACGGAAATTTCCGGCGGGCGTTTCGCTCCGAGTGACTGCAATTGGTTCTCGAACGCCTTGATCTTCTTGTTGTTCGCCCGCAGCCGCCGCGTGAGGTCGCCCAGGTTGGGCGTCTCCTTGCCATAGAGCTCGAAGAGCTCGAAAATCTTCTCGTTACGGCGCTGTAGAACAGCCAGCGCCTCCTCGATGTCGCGCAATTGCCGCTCGTGGGCCTTGGCCCAATTCCCGCAGGCCTCGTTGAGGTCATGCGCGAGCCCGATGAGGTTCTCCGGCGTCAATATGCGATCGAGAATATGATCGACCAGCCAGGCGTCCAGATCCCTGGCCGGGATTCGCCGCGGTTCGCCCCCCGCCTTCTGAGCGCTGCGGCAGTTGTAGTACCAGTACCGCTTGTTGCGCCCCTTGGCGCTCTCAATCTGCATGCTGGTGCCGTCCTGGCAGCGAAGAATGCCCGTGAACAGGTAGGTGCTGAGCGGCGATCCCGTGTTCGACTCCGCCGTGGCCTCATCCATCAGCGATTGAACCTGATTCCATAGCACCGCATCGATAATCGGCTCGTGAGCGAGCACGATAATCCAATCCTTTCGCGGCTTGCGGCGGCGGGTGCCTCTTTCACGCTTACCGAACACAATGCAGCCGCGCACCGTATCATTGCGCAGAAGGGCGGCGATCGTCGTCTTATTCCACCGCCGGCCGCGATTGAGGTGCCCCTGGTCGTTCAGGGTGACGCCAATCGTCTGAGCGCCGTACCCCAGGGCGCGCATCCGGAATATGTCCCGGACGATGATTGCCTCGGTCGGATCGACGACTAAGCGCTTGCGCTTGGGGTTATCTTCGGCCGACACCGATTGGTACCCGAATGGGGTCCGCCCGCCGTTCCAGTGTCCGTCCCGAGCATTCTTGACCATTGACCGGATGGTATCGGCACTCACCTGGCGGCTGTAGAACTCGTCGAACAGCTCCAGGACGCTTTCCGTCATCCAGCCGGCGTCCGTGCCTCGGTCGAATGACTGGGATACGTAGACAATCTCCACGCCCATGCGACCCAGTCGGAGCTTGTACAGCCCTGCGTCGACCTTGTTGCGAGCAAACCGGCTGGTGCTCCAGGTGATCAGGTATTGCGGGGCGGCGATATCACAGTAGGCAATGCAATCACGGAACGCAGGCCGATTGTCGGTGGTGCCGCTGATGCCCTCATCCACGAATACGCGATCAACACTGGCACCGAGCTGTGCCGCCTTTTCGCGGCAGCGGTCCACCTGGCTCTCCACGGGGAGCTCCTCCTCGGCCTGGCGGGCCGTGGAGACGCGGGCATATATCACAGCCGTGGATTTCGTCACGATTCCCTCAAAGATTGGGCGGCATCGATCGGTTGCACCGTCACGCGGCGCCGCGCCAGAATGCGGAACCTGAAACCGGTGCATTCATCCTGGTAACCACCCCCCCTTGGCGGAGCGGCGGGAGCGCGTGCCGACCCCCCACCCCTGGCCGTTCGTCCGGTTCGGTCGCTGATTCTTGTTGTTGTACTGCGCTTTTCACTCTGATCGAGCGCGCTAACTCGTTGATCTGTTAATGCTGTGCCGGTGATGAACTGCGCTTTTTGAAATAATGCGCAGTTCGCGGGCTTCCGGCACCGATATGATACTGCCCGTTCTGAAGGCGATATTCAGGTCGGCGCCCACTCGCCCACCAACACCGCCAGCTAGTAGCTATAACAAACGTGGGGGGCCCAAGCAATAAGATTTTCGGGCACCAATTACCGACACAAAGACGTCCATGGGCCTGCTGTGTACTAGCGGCGATCGCCTGACAAGGCCCGGGCGAGCTCCGTCACC